ATGATAATGTAACATGTTCTTTTGAAAGCACAATTACATTATATGAATCCCAATATAAGTGTACTGCTAGACCTAGTGAATTCTTATCCACATTAAATCCTACAATAATCTCAGGTAGTAAATCATGTCCTGAAAATATAACTAGCCAATTATATGATTTTGCAACAGGTTCTTATTTTACCCCTTATGTCACTACAGTTGGACTATATAATAATAATAAAGAATTAATAGCAGTCGGTAAGTTAGCACAACCTCTTGATATGTCTGATACAACAGATACAACTATATTAATAAACTTAGATTTATAAAAATGTCCCCCTGGATTTACGATAATCAAGAAATGTTAGACATTTCTCAATTCCCTAAAAATACATTTGGTTTTGTTTATAGAATTAACCATATTCCAACTGATAAATCTTATATTGGTAAAAAAGTACTTTACCATAACCGTAAAACTAAATTAGGTAAAAAAGAACTAGCTCAATATGAGGGTTTAGTTGGTAGAAAACCTTCATTTAAAATGGTTACTAAAGAATCAAATTGGAAAAAATATCATGGTTCAAATAAATCATTATTAGAATTAATAGAAACAGAACCATTAGAAAATTTTAAAAGAGATATTTTAATCCTTGCCCCAACTAAAAAATTGTTAACATATCAAGAAACAAAGTTTTTATTTGTTTTTAGAGTATTAGAAGAACCTGAAATGTATTTTAATGATAATATCCAAGGTAAGTTTTTTAGAAAAGACTTTGATATCTAATAAATCTTTTATATATTAACCATGTGATTAATGAATTATTAGTTAACTTGGTTAATTCTGTTCTAGGAACAGGTAAAAGGACTGCTAGGGGTAACCAAGCATATACTTGTCCTTTCTGTAACCATCATAAACCAAAATTAGAAGTTAATTTTACTGAAAATAAAAAAGGTAATAACCCATGGCAGTGTTGGGTTTGTGGGAAAAAAGGTAAAACTATAGGTAGTTTATTTAAACAATTGAAACAACCATCATTAATGTTTCAAAAATTAAATAAATTAGTAAAAAATTCATCAATAGACAATGATACTCAATCATCTAATGAAATTTTAGAATTACCTAAAGAATTTAAATCATTATTAGATAATCAAGATATTATAGCAAGACATGCATTAGCATATCTTAAAAAAAGAAATATCACCAAACAAGATATTTTAAAATACAATATTGGATATTGTGACTCAGGACGTTATATGAATATGGTTGTTATCCCCTCATATAATAGTAATGGTGAATTAAATTATTTTACCGCGAGATCATTTGAGAAAGATCCTTACATAAAATACCGCAACCCCGAAGCGTCTCGCGATATTGTGCCGTTTGAGTTGTTTATTAACTGGAATTTACCTATTACATTATGTGAAGGTCCATTTGATGCTATGGCAATAAAAAGAAATGTAATACCATTATTTGGAAAAAATATTCAACCTGCATTAATGAAAAAAATAGTTGGATCTAAAGTAGAAAAAATATATATTGCTTTAGATGACGATGCTATGGAACAAGCATTTAAATTTTGTGATATACTATTAAATGCCGGAAAAGAAGTTTATTTAGTAGAATTAGATGGAAAAGATCCAAGCGAATTAGGTTTCGAAAAATTCACTAAATTAATACAAAAAGTTTCTCCTTTAACCCAATATACACTTATGGAGAAAAAAATATCAATCATATGAAAACTAAAAAACGAAATATTAAAAAACGTTATAATAGAATCTTAGAAATATCTGAAGATGCAAAACAAATAACTCTACCAGATTCAAGATATTATAGAAGAAATGGAAGTTATTATCCGTCAATTACATATGTTTTAAGTTATTATCCAAAAGGTAAATTTTTTGAAGATTGGCTTAAAAAAGTTGGATATTCTTCTGAATATATAGTTAAAAAAGCTTCTGAACAAGGTACTCAAGTACATGAAATGATAGAAGATTATTTAAATGGTAAAGAATTAAATTTTCTTTCATCAAATGGTTATCCTTCATATGATCCTGATGTTTGGCAAATGTTTTTAAGATTTGTAGAGTGGTGGGAAGAATATAAACCAACATTACTAGAAACAGAAGTACACTTATTTTCAGATAAATTAAAAGTAGCTGGTACTTGTGATTTAGTTTGTGAAATAGATGGTGAAGTATGGATTATAGATTTTAAAACATCTAATAATATTCAAACAACTCACTACCTACAAACATCAATTTACTCAGAATGTTATAAAGAATGTTTTGGTAAAATGGCTGATAGGCAAGGTATCTTATGGTTAAAATCAAGTAAAAGAAAAGCATCTAAAGATAAAATGCAAGGTAAAGGATGGGAAATGGTAGAATCTAAACGCACCCATGAAGAAAATATTGATATTTTTAAAACAGTTAAAAAGTTATTTGATTTAGAAAACCCTAGACATTCTCCAATATTTACTGAATTCAAAACTACAGTTAAGCGAGACGTGTGATATTTATAATAAACATGTTTTTATGATCTCCTTAGTAGATTTACTTTTAGAAAATATAAATAAACCTAAAGCTATATTTTTAGCTGGTCCTGCAGGTAGTGGTAAATCATCTTTTATTAAAGATAATATTCCTAATTTAAAAGTAATAAATATAGATGACACTTATGAAGAACTGCTAAAAAAAGCAGGATTAGATAAACCACAATCTGAATTTACTTCAGATGAGTTATCTCAATCTTCTAAATTAATGGGTCAAGCCCGTAAAGAAACAACATCTAAACTAAAAGATGCTCAAGAAGCTGGGGAAAATATAGTAATAGATGGTACGGGCGCTGCTTCTAATCCTATTTTAAAGAAAAAGAATCAATTAGAAGATTTGGGGTATGACACTATGATGGTAATGATTTATGTTTCACCGTTAGTATCGTTAGAACGTAATAAATCTAGAGGGGATGCTGGGGGTAGATCACTTCGCCCTTCAATTATAGTTCGTACTTGGAATCAAGTAAATAAAAATGTTGATACTTTTGAAAACATGTTTGGAAATGATTTTATTTTAGTTAATAATGACCCAAAAGGTGCTGATAAAACATATAATGAAGAAGAAATAAAAAAATATTTTGATCAAGTAACAGCAGCTAGAGAATATACAGACGAAGAAAAAGCTAAAAAATCAAAAGAAAAACAAGAATTAGAATCATCTATAAAATCACTCCTATCAGATTTACCTGAATTTACACCACAAAACCAAATCAAAAGTAAGATTAATGAATTCCTTAGCTAATTTTTTAGTAAAAAATATTTTAAATGAAGATGTTAATCCAACAACAGCTTTATTTGGTGGTGGATTCAAACCCCCTACTGCTGGTCATTTAGAAGTAATTAAAAAATCAATTGCAAATAATCCTGAAATAGATAAAGTAATAATTTACGTAGGAGGTAAAGTAAGAGATGGAATTGCTCAAGATCAATCTATTGAAATTTGGGATAAATTTTATAAATCCCAAATAAATAAACCAGTAGAAATATTACCTTCAGTAGCACCTGTAAAAGACATTTATAGATATGCTAAAAATAATCCTGAAGAAAATGTTTATTGGGTTATAGGAGCTAGAGAAGGTAGAGAAGATGATTTAAAAGATATAGCAAGTAGATCTATATCAATAGATAAATACCCAAATTTACAATTAAAAACCACATCAACCCCAGATGGAGGGATGAGTGGTACTAATGCTCGTAAAGCAATAATTAATAATAATTTTGAGGAATTTGAAAAATATTTACCTGATAATGTAGATAAAAATGCTATTTGGGGTATATTAACTAAACAAGAATTAAATGAAAAAAGAATGTCTATTCCTGATGATGTAAAATCACAAATAGATAATTTTTTAACAAAAATAGAATCTAATAGAAAAGAAATTCTTAAATCAAAACAAACCTATTTAGGAGATATTAAATATAAAGAAGCAGGATCTGACATACCTAGTTCTGCTAAAGTATATGCTGCAATGTCTGGAAGAGGAACTATAGCATATTATAATTCAAAAGATACAAAAAATCCTACTGATAATCTAATTGTTATAAACACAGGAAATCCTTTAGTACGGGCCGGAATAAGTTTTCCTTCTTTAGTTAAAAAAGTAACAGGAATATCGGTTTATGATGCTATTAAAGATGTTTTATATCATGAAATGATTCATGCTTTAGATCCAACTTCAAATGTTTATAGAAA